CTACACCTTCGCCATCACTACTGGTGTTGGGGCGGGCTTCGTCTGCCTTTGATGCAGATGCTGTAGCGTTTTTCACCGCTGCCTCTATCACAGATAACACGCAAAAAACCGCTATCAATGCGCTCGTGTTGGCACTGAAGACGTACTCCATATGGTCTAAGCTCTACGCTCTTTACCCATTCGTCGGCGGTGCTGCTTCTCCTCATAGTTACAACCTTGTGAACCCGGCACTTTACCAAATCTCTTGGACGGGTGGCATTACCCACGACGGCAATGGCATCACTGGCAACGGCAGTACAGGGTTTGGCAATACTGGATTCAACGCTTCAACGAATGGGTTTTCCTCAACAACTGGCGGGTTAGGTGTCTACATCCGCAACAATACTGCCTCTGGCTATGACATGGGGTCAAGCGATTCGGCTATCTCGAAGTGCACTGATTTGTCAGCTAGGTACACAGGCGGCACTTCCTTTTTCGGCTTTCATGGCAGTAACGGCAGTGCAGTATCCACCACGAACACCGACTCTAGCGGCTTGCATGTGATGCAGCGAAGTGCAGGCAACATTGAGCTATACCGCAACGGTTCATCGGTGGCATCGTCTGCTGTGATGTTCTCGGGGCTTAGTACCAATGCCGTCTACATCTGCGGTGAAAACCGAGGCGGTTCTGCCATTGAGTTCAGCAACCATAACTATGGTGCTGCCCTCATCCACGACACGCTGACAACCCAGAACAACACCGACCTTTACACAGCTATTCAAGCTTACGAAACAGCACTCAGCAGGAACGTGTAAGACCGCTGCTTAGCCAAACCACCAACCAGAATTCCGCACCGTTGACAATTTGGCCTGACTCTTACAACGAGGTCAGGCCATGCCTTTGACACAGACCAAGCCCAATACGCGCAGTGCATCCGTCATCAAAAAAGAACGGCGGGATGCTGGCGAAAAAGTGCTGGAGATGCAACGTCTCCTGACTGGCGACAAGAAAGACTTCACCGAAGCTGAGCAGGCGGAATGGGTGACGCGAAACAAAGCGTACGACGCACTTAACAAAGAATTCAAGATCGCCAAACGGTCTGAAGCTATCGCCGAACAACAGGGCGAAGCCGACGACGATGGCCGCGTTGGGCGCGATGACTTCCTGCCTCCTGAACTGCTTCACCTCTCGAAGAAAAGCCGCCGATCTGAAGGCGAACGCATTGTACAGACAGCACAACAGCGCGAAGCCGATCAGGGCTTGGTTATTCAAGCGTGGATGCGACGTTCCTCAGGCTTGGAACTGAAGAAAAACCACAAAGAAGCCTGCCAACGACTCAACTTCAACCCGAACAAGCGTTCGATTGACTTCCGCATGAGCCACGGCGAAAGTCATCGCCGATTACAGCAACCTTACCAGAGCTTTCACCCTTCGCTGGCTGGCGTTCGTGCCCGTCAAATGCTCGAAAGCCGAGGCTTTGGAACTGGCCTGCCCGATAAGGGCGGCGTGCTGACCATGCCTACCTTCGTTCAGTCGGTTGAATTGGCCATGCTCGACTTCTCGGGCATGTTGCAAGTCGCCGAACTGATCCCCACTGACAAGGGTGGTGAGTTCAAGTGGCCGACAGGCAACGATACCAGCAACACAGGCCGCCGGCTGAATGCCGCTGGCACTGTGACGACCGACACAACTTCGCCATTCGCTGCAAAGTCGTGGTTCGACTTCAAATACTCCTCTGACCTCATCAAGGTCGAGCAGGAGCTATTGGAAGATTCGTTCGTCGATTTGCCCAGTATCATCGCTGGAATGTTGGGTGAACGCCTGGGCCGAATCTCCAACACCGATTTTACTACTGGTAACGGTGGTTCTGCCCCTGAAGGCATCATCACTGGCACCAGTGCGGGCAAGACGACTGCTTCATCGTCCGCCTTCACTGCCAAGGAACTGATCGACTTTCAGCACAGCGTTGACCCTGCCTACCGCAGTGGCGCAGGGTTCATGATGCACGACGCGATTCTGGCAGAAGTCCGCAAATTACAGGACAGCCAGAACCGCTTCTACATCAACTTCATCGACGGTCTGCGTGAAGGCGTGCCTGATCGACTGCTTGGCTGTCCGATCTACATCAACCAGGCAATGGATTCAACCTTGGTGACCACCAAGAAAATCATGCTCTTCGGTCAGTTGAACAAGTACAAGGTTCGCCGGGTGAACGCCATCCGCCTGTACCGCTTGCAGGAACGCTACCGAGACACCGACGAAGATGGTTTTGTCGCCTTCATCCGACAGGACGGCAAGCTGCTTCAAGCGGGTGTTGCACCAGTCAAGCAACTTGTCATGGTCTAATCATGAACCGTCAACCGCAAACTGTCCGTACAGCCGCCTTGGTGCCAAACCGGGCGGCGACTGCCTACCCTAAACCACGCCAGCCAAGGAAAACAAAACATGATATTCAGAGGCTTGCTCAAGTCCGCAAAGATTGTCGCCGTCAGCCCTGACGTGGCCGCTGGAACCACCACGATCGAGCCAGTGACGATTGACATGGCGGGGTATCGCTCTTGCTTGATTATCGCCTACCTGGGCGACGTGACGGCAACCGCAGTGCCTCACCTTCAAGCAAAGGCCGCTGACACCAACACCGTAGGCACTGCTATTGCTGGCACTGCTGCCTTGGCCGCTGCTGGTGCATCCGACTACGACGACAAGTTGATGATTCTGGATGTGGTCAACGTCCGTCAGCGTTACCTCAGCCCTTCGCTTGCCCGAACCACGGCTAACGTCGCAGTTAATGGCATCATTGCCATCCTGTACGATGCTCGTAATGTCCCCGTTACTCAGGGTAGCGATGTAATCGACGGCACTTCGCTTTCAAACCCCGCTGCTGTCTAACGAGGTGGCGAGAATGCACCTCGAACTGTTGAACGTATCATCGGCGGACATCATCCCCATTGTGGAGATGTCCGCCTTTTTGCGTGTTGATGACCCAACGCAGAACGCCGAAATTGCCCGGCTGGTGAAAGCCGCTATCACCAAGTTCCAAGAGTGGACAGGGCGACAGTGTTTGACCGCAACGTACAAGATGACGTTGCGTAGTTTCCCCCGTTGCTGGGGTGCTATCCGCATTCCTAAGCCGCCATTCTCTTCTATCACCAGCGTCGGCTACTATGCCACCGCAGGTACACTCACCTATCTAGCTGAAACGACCGGCTATCAGGTAGCCAAGGGCGACAGCTTTTACGAACTATGGCCGCCTACTCAAGGTTTCTGGCCATCGTGCGCACCTGGGCTGGCGAACGGTGTCGAAATCGTCTTCACCTGCGGGTATGGCGTGCAGCGAGACAGCTTTGATGAGGATCTGATTCATTCGCTCAAAGTGCTGGTAGCACACTGGTATGAAAACCGGGAAGCAGGCGACTTACCAGACTTCATCATCAATCTCTGGCAACAGTGGCACACCGGGGAGCAAGGGTAATGCCTGACCTCGTGACCAAAGCTGCTGAACTGCGCGATCGGGTGACAATCCAGCATTACATCGAGAACCAATCTCAAGCAACTGGTGAACTCACCTACGATGATTCCGCTTGGGCGACCGAGGCCGAAACATGGGGCGATGTCCAAACGCTTTCAGGCCGCGATTACGTTCTAGCACAGCAGTCTGGTTACGTCGCCAGCCATCGTGCCAGACTTCGGTATCGAGTTGGCATCAACATCAAGACTACGCGATTTATCGTAAAGGGTGTCAAGCTCTACGTGGTGCATGTCAACAACGAAGGCGGGCGTAATGCTCGCCTGGAATGCCTCTGCCGATCTGCGGAAACGATGGGGGTGTAGTCGTGGCATTCGCATTCCAAGCACGCATCGAAGGCGTGGAAGCCCTGCAAAAGATGCTCAAGCAGTTTACCCCAGCTTGTCAACGTCGCATCCTTCGTCCCGCACTAAATAACGAAGGAACGAAGGTGCTGAAAGCGGCGAGGCGAAACATTAACCCTGATACTGGGTTGCTTCGTAAGTCGTTAGGCAAGAAAACTAAGACCTATCCTGATGGCGGCGTTGTAGTTATCGTCGGGCCTCGCTATGGGTTCAAACAAGTGATCAAAGGTAAAGGCAAGAATCCTGTCAACTATATGCACCTGGTTGAATTCGGTGCAAGGCCG